AGAAAACATCTTGTCTCTGGATACAAATAGTAAAACCTATTTGCTAAGTCAAGAGCGCATTCGTAACGTTTACCGTTGAATCGGAGATTAGATAATCCCTCGAAGCGGCGACTAATACGAATCGGTGTGACATCCTCACCTTGAACAAACTCTCCACCGCAACTCTCTCTAAAGAAAGTAAACGGGTCGAAAAAGGACTTGTCGTGATTAACGGCAAAGCCAAACTCTTCCAGTAAAGTCATCACCCTTGGCGCGAGCCAAGAGGGGCAAATGATGTCATCTCCATAAACACGATAGTGTCTTTTAGTCTCGGGAACATTCTCTTCAGTAAACGCTAATTCGACGATTGCACTAAAGATGATGCACTCCACCGGAAAGGTGAGCGCACTACCCATCGTAGCAAACATCGGTAAGCTGAAAACCTCTCTTCCTACTTTAACCTGTCGACTTCTACAAGCGTAGAAGTATCGAAGGAAAACAGTATGTTTGAAAGATTCTCGAACAAGAGTCCACATCACAGAATCACTAGCATTACTCAGATCAATGGTTGCGAAGGATCCATCGATACTTCCTAACCTAGCCAACTCGCGATTAGTATCCTGCCGTTTGAGATTCACGTGCTTCCGCAAAGGTGAATGAGAGATCGCTTCACACAAATAGTGAGCAACTCCTTGTTGACACCATTGAAGAATCGACGGTTCAGCACATATAGTGCGATACTTGTCGAAACTTTTAGCGACACAAATAAGCTTAGACACACGCTTCAGTCCCTTCTTCTCCGAAGAAAAGGGAACCGAGCAGTATTCTAAAAGCTCGTCTGTTTTAAAATGCCCGTATTTGGATACTACGGTACACTTCCGCTTCGGTAACTCGGCTACTCGACCGGGCCCGTGATGGCACCATTCATCGAGTTTACAATCAGCGTTTGCGAACCATTTTCTAATAATAGGTTCGAGGCCGCTGATTCGACAGGTTTGGCGGTCTAACGACTTCACAAACCGCTCCTGCGCCTCGTTCTTCAGTGTTACATGACGAAGATTTAATCTCGTCAAGAAAAGCAAGAACGTGCGAATCATATAGAACGAGAACGTATTCGACGCTCCCATTCCACTAAATACACACCTACAGATCGGCGAGCAAAGCTCCCCGACCCACGGTATGCCAGAC